GTCGCCGGTAATGGTCTCCAGGCATCTGCTGGCGTCCTTACTGTAGACGTGCAGAAGAGCACGTTCCTTTCTTCTTCAATGACAACCGGTGCCACAGTGGCAACACTGCCATCGGATCCAGTTGAAGCGGACTCTGTCATGGTTTATCTGAACGGTATCCTCCAGACCATTTCTGGTTCTGCTGGAGATACCTTCGACTACTCTTTGAGTGGCAAGGTTATTACCATGGTAGCGGCACTTGATTCTGATGACGTTCTCGTCGCTCAGTACATCAAGCAATAACTTAAAAAACCTCTAAGGTTTTTAAGGGCGGGACTATTTAGTCCCGCTCTTTTTTTATATCTAAAACGTCATTTGAGAAAGGAAATAACTATTTATTAGAGAACAAAGTGTTTTAAAGACTGTTTTTCACAAAGTATTTAAGGAGAAGTCATAATGTCTGCCAAAAAGTTTAAATTCGTATCACCAGGTGTGTTCCTCAATGAGATCGATAACTCTCAATTACCAAAAGAAGAAGATGCTGTAGGACCAGTTATTATTGGTCGAGCGTTGAGAGGTCCAGCACTTAGACCAGTGCGTGTAGAATCCTTTTCTGAATTTGTAGAGATCTTCGGAAATCCAATCCCAGGTGGCGTTGGTGAAGACGTGTGGCGAGAAGGTAATGGACTTCTTGCTCCTACATACGGTGCATATGCCGCTCAGGCATATCTAAGAAACAGTGGTCCTGTAAATTTTATCCGATTACTAGGTATTGAAGACGCTGATAAGACAACTAACGGTGTAGCGGGTTGGACTGCTGGAGCAGCACATGGTATTTTCGTTGGTCATACAGCAAGTAACAATGCGCTTTCATCTAGTTTAGCGGCAGTCGTGTATTGTGCTGATGGCGCTACTACTGTCAAGGTTTCAGCGGACGGTGCCACAGTTTACGAGGCAAACAAAGCGAAAGTTGGATCAGCGACTAATCAATTTCTGTTAGAAATTGGTTCAGAAAAGTTTACAATTAACTTTAGCAGAGATGATGACAAGTTTATTAGAAAGGTTCTTAATACAAATCCAACAAAAACAAATGCAACTATTTCCAAAACCACGGAGACTTATTGGTTAGGTCAGTCTTTTGAGACATTTATCAATGAAAACGTTTTAAACAGTGTCGATGGCGCAGGAAGTCTCCCGGTTGTATACACAAAGTTACTCGCTGCCGGGGATTATGACCAAGACACTTGGACTCATCCAGCGGCACCAGCATCTACTGGTCATGTGTTTGCCCAGGATTTATCAGATAATAGGGCACAATACAAGGCAGAAAACATGCAGAAACTTTTTAGACTTGAAGGGTTGGATTCTGGTGAAGATTTCCAAAAGAAATATAAAGTTTCAATCAGAGACATTCGACCAGCAAGTAAAGATGGCGCTAGAAGATATGGCACTTTTACAGTAGAGGTTAGATTGGCAAGCGACAACGACACATCTCCAAGAGTTGTTGAGAGATTTTCTAATTGTAACTTGAATCCAAACTCTTCTGACTACATTGCAAGAAAGATTGGTGATGTTTATCAAGAATGGGATGGCGTTGAGAGAAGGTATAAGACGTATGGAGAATATCCTAACATGTCTTCCTTGATCAGGGTCGTGATGGATCCAGAAGTTGACGCTGGTACAGTGGATCCTCAATTGTTGCCTTTCGGTTTCTTCGGACCACTAATCCCAAGACCAATGAAAGCAGCAGGCAAAGCAAATGTTTATGACGGACTTAATGGTGCCCAAGAACATGCTGCTGTCACTGCGGTTGACGTAACGGCACCTGTTGCTTTCAGTGGCGAAGGTCGTGTCGATTATCCCAAGTTGCCATTGAGAGTAAATTCGTCAGACATGGGTAATACCATTCCAGAGGCATATTGGGGAGTTCGAACTTCTAGAAGTTCTACAAGCAACAGGCATGACGAAAGTTATGGCGACTACTTGTTGCCGCAGGTTTCAGCACTTAAGAATGCTGCTGGTGCCGTCGCCTCCACTAACTTGGACCACTCCTTTGTGTTTACCTTAGATGACATTAAGTATGATGGCACAAATAATGTTTTTCAGCACGTATCGGGATCAAGAGTTGCTGGTGAGTCAATCACTGCTACTGCTGGAACAGGGACTTACAGAACTCTCTTGGAAGACTCAAGAGGAGACACAGCAAGGTTTACCATGCCGTTTACAAATGGTTCAGACGGTGTTGATATTAAAGAGATGGACCCATTTAACAGCACAGCAGTCTCTGCACAATCTGGAGATCCTAGAGCAAATTACGCAAGAGCATCTATCGACAGAGCAATTGACTCCGTCAGGGATCCAGAGGTTGTAGAAATGAACCTGATGTCTATTCCAGGTGTTGATGTTGACGGTGTGACTCAAAAGGTCATTGAGACCTGCGAAGCACGAGCAGACGCACTTGCTGTTATTGACATCAAGGATGCGTACACTCCACCAGCAGAGGCAAAGTATGATCGTCATGGTCAGAGAGTTTCTGCCGGTGCCGAGGCAATTGCAAGAGCATTCCAGTTAAGAGGATTGAACTCAAGTTATGGTTGCGCTTATTTTCCTTGGATTAAAATCTACGACGAAGGAAGTGATCGACAGGTTTGGTGCCCACCTTCCGTCGCAGCACTCGGTGTTATGGCGAATACGGAAGAGAGAGCAGCACTTTGGTTTGCTCCTGCCGGTTTTAACAGAGGTGGGTTGACAGAAGGTTCCGCTGGTATTCCAGTTATCGGAGTCAGTGAGAAGTTGACAAGCAAGGAAAGAGATGTTCTTTATGATGCTAACATCAACCCAATTGCTTCATTCCCAGCAGAAGGTATCGTGATCTTCGGACAGAAGACACTTCAGGTAACTCCTTCTGCTCTTGATAGAATCAACGTTAGAAGACTTTTGATTTACGTTAAGAAGGAAGTTTCCAGAATTGCTTCTGGATTGCTTTTCGATCCAAACGTTTCCATCACTTGGGATAGATTCACCTCACAGGTGACTCCATTCTTGGAAAGCGTAAAGATCGGTTTTGGTTTGTCCGATTTTAAGGTAGTGTTGGACGAAACAACAACAACTCCAGATTTGGTAGATAGAAACATTATCTATGCTAAGATCTTCTTGAAACCAGCGAAGGCAGTTGAATTCATTGCTGTAGACTTTATTGTCACAAATACAGGCGCAGCATTCGAAGATTAATTTAAAAAAATACTACTTATATTATAAGATATATTTTATAGGAGACATTGCACATGGCAACACAACAAGGCAGCGGGTTCTGGGCAGATGCCTACACTGAACCAAAGAGAAAATATCGATTTCTTCTCAACTTTAGAGGCATTGATCAATGGATCATCAAGAACGTTAACAAACCTTCTTTTGACGTCTCAGAGTCTGAGCATGATTTTTTGAATTATAAGTTTTACTTTCCAGGTCGAGTAACTTGGAATTCAATTACAGTTACTTTGGTTGATCCAGTGCAACCTGATGCCTCCAAGACCATTCAAAAGTTGCTAAATGATAGTGGTTATGTGGAACCAAGTGATGTCAATGTTGAGTCTGGCAACCCAATTACGATTTCCAAAGAAAAGGCGATTCAAGCATTGGGTAACAAAATTTACATTAAGCAGGTAGACCCAGATGGTAGAGGTCCTATTGAACAGTGGGAACTCAATAACCCATGGATCAAGTCTGTTTCCTTTGGAGACCTAGACTACTCCGCAGATGATCTTGTAGAAATCACAATGGAAATCCGTTACGATTGGGCACGTTGCCTCAACGTCGGACCAGGAAAGATTGCTCAAGGTGCTCGCGGACCAATGCCAAGAAGAAGATCATAAAGAGAGGATTAAATGGCGAGAAATAATAAAAACAGGACCACTCAGACGAGTGCTCCTGAACCCCCCGTTAATAACAACACAGAGACAAACAATACAAATCAACAAGAAGGTGGTAGCATTGGAACTTTTTCTTTTCCTTTGCCCACCGAGATTGTTGAACTTCCTTCAAAGGGTGCTTTCTATCCAAGCAATAGCACACTTCACGGAAAGACAGAGATTGAAATCAAATACATGACAGCAAAGGAAGAGGACATCCTAACCTCAGTTAGTTATGCCAAGAAGGGTATAACTGTTGATAGGTTGCTGCAATCTTTGGTGATAGATAAGTCTATTAACTTGTCTGATCTTTTGATTGGTGATCGCAACGCTCTCTTGATGGCAGCAAGAATCACCGGGTACGGCAATGATTATAGTTCTGTAATCCAGTGCGGTGCCTGCGGTTCTAAAAATGAGTATGATTTCAACCTAGACGAAGTCAAGCACAAGGTACTGCAAGAGAACAGTGAAGTGTCAATCAGGGATGGTGTGGGGTATATCACCCTACCAGTTGCCAAGATTGAAGTTGGGATCAAACCAATTACAGTGGCAGAAGAGAAAAGAATGGAGCAGATTGCTGCTAGTAGAAAGAAGCATAAACTAGAAGATACTGTTCTTACAGATCTTTTAAGGACTATCATAGTTTCTGCCGCAGGAGTGGAGGACAAAGCAGAAATCTCGAATCTAATAGAGGTTTTACCAGCAAGAGACTCGCGTGCCATTAGAAAGGCATATAAGAGTCTTAATCCAGATCTGGATCTTTCGATGGAAATTGACTGTCCAGATTGTGCAGCAGAGGAGGTCAGGGAAATCCCAATTGATGCCGGGTTTTTTTGGCCTGACGAATGAATATATACATAACGTTTATGAACAATTCTTTTATTTGAAGCAACATGGAAATTGGAGTTTCTGGGAAGCATACAACCTACCAGTCAAAATGAGAATATGGTTTGCTCAGAAACTGTCCAAATTCTATGAAGAACAAAACAAAGAACATGAGCGTCAAATGAGATCAATTAAATAACCGGCAAGTGCCGGTTATTCTTTTTGTTAGTCTACTATTTACAAGAGAGGGTAATTTTTGATGAAAGAGCAAGAGATTTTTATAGACTTAACGGTTGGTTCTGTAGATGAAAGTCTATACCAGTTAGGTTCTTTAGCAGGAAAAATTAAATATACACTTTGGGCAATGTTTGGTTCGAACTCCCCCTTGGCGTCTTCTTCTGTGAAGGTTAAGGGGACCAAGGAGCAGGTCGCCGCATTCGCTGCTGCACTCGCCGCAGAGGGGAAGTATATGCAGGCAATCCAAAAGCATGGTCTAAACAATCCAATCATCCAAAATAACAAGACAAGTCTAACCAGAGCAATTTCTAACTTTGAAAGAGATACAGGGATTGTGTGGCCCTTCAAGTAGGAGATCTATTTAGATGGCAGATCTTGAACAGTTAAAAGCAATAATCGCACAACTCTCTGAAAACCTCAAGAGTGCCGCAGACGCTATTGATCCCGAAGGTGGTAGTGGTTCAGGATCAACACTTGCTGATTTATCTGAGCGCCAATTGGAGGTCATGAGTCAGATTCGAGAAGCTGAGAAGCAAAAGATAAAAGACAAAGACCGGATTAACGCACTGAAACGAGAAGAACTCGAACTTGAGTTAAAGATCGCCAAAGAAGTACAAAACCCTGAACGCTTACAAACCGCAAGAGAAGAACTCGACGCTCTTGAGAGAAAGATCGCAGCACAGCGTAACCTTAACCAGTCCATGGATGACTTTAAGAAAGCGGCGAAAGGTGCGTTTACTCCTATTTCAGCGGGATTCCAGCAGATCACAGGTGCCTCTGCCGGTGTTACGGGGATCTTAAAGAATATGGGTAGCGGATTTAAGAACGCCGCTGTAAGTGCCATCTCAATGTCGGAAAAAGGTTCTTCTGCCATGGGCAAGATGTCCGGTTCAAAGTTTGGTCCGATGGCAATAAAGATGGCGAAAATGGTCGGCGGCATCATCGCTCAATCAATATCAGGAGTTATTTCAGTTCTTACTGATGCCCTTGTTGCTGTTGATGAGGCAGGCGTTGCATTTGCTAGAGCGACTGGATCTGGTGACAGGTGGAACAGTTCTTTGGGTTCAATTTTGGATACAACCTATGCTGTGGGTATAAATTCAAAACAAGTTGCAAAATCTTTCGCTTCTTTGATACAAGGGTTTTCTGGTTTTAGGAACGTCTCTAAGGCAGTTGGAGAGCAGATGGGCACTCAAGTTGCTCTTATGGAAGAATTGGGCGTTGCCTCACAAACGCAAATTCAAGTTATGGATTCCTTGAATCGTGTCATGGGCATGTCAGCACAAGACGCAGCATCATATAGCAAGGACCTGTTTGACTTAGCATCAGCGGCAAGAATGGCACCTCAAGAGATGTTTTCTTCATTCGAGGCAGCATTACCAACCTTAAGCGTGTACGGAAGTAAAATGACAGGTGAGTTCCAAAAGATTGTAGCACAATCAAAGGCAACAGGCATGTCAGTAAGGGAATTACTGGATGTCGTCGGTCAGTTCGATACTTTTGAGGGAGCAGCAGGTGCCGCCCAGTCTTTGAATGCATTTCTTGGTGGTCCTTACCTGAACACCATAGAGATGTTGACTGCGACAGAATCAGAAAGAGTGGACCTGCTTCGAGACTCATTTGCACAAGCAGGAACAGAGTTTAAAGATTTAGATAGGTTTGCCCAAAAGGGAATCGCAAAGCAGTTGGGAATGTCAGTGGACCAGGCAAGAAGGACTTTTTCAATGTCATCTGCTGAAGTGGCGAAAATGAATGAAGAGTTAAAAAAGGCAGAAGAGTTTAACACAAATCTAGAAGCAAGAGTTAAGTCTACAATGCCTTTCATGGAAACCTTGAAGACTGCTTTTAAGGAAATAGCGATGGCATTAGTACAAACCTTTATCCCTGGAATGGATGCTGGTGGAAGTGCCATGGAGAATATGCAGGGAATCATGAAGGCACTTCATGGGTTTGTGCCAACAATTATAAGGTCTATTGGTAGCATGGGCGCAGCAGTTATGGGGTTTGTATCTGACCTTCTTCATACCATAGACTATGCTGTATTGGGACTTATAAAAGACGAAAGTATAGAAAAATTTAGACAACAAGGACGATCCTTTCAGAGAAGGATGAATATTTCGGCAGCAAAGTATCGCGGAGGCGAAGACATTGCTGAAGGTCGTGCCATGACCAAGATGAACGACTTTGTGTTTACTGGAGGTAGTATGTATCCAATAGACTCCAGAGACCAGTTTATGGGTGTAAAACCTAATGGTCATTTTGACAAATCTTCTAAGGAGATGAGTCGAAAGATGGACGAGCTAACAAAGGCAATAAATCGTCTGGCAGAAAACGGTGGCGGAAATACCGTCATTGAAATGGATGGTAGAGAGGTTGGACGTTTGGTAGAAAACAGAATTCAATCTAATTACTCTTACAACATACCTTCTAGCGGGAGACTAAGATAAATGTCAGATTCTTCAACACATGCGAATTTATCAAAGTATGGATCAGTTGGCGATCAAGCACTAGTGGCAAACAGGGATATGTATATTGATTTTTATCATATCGCCACTGGTTATTGCGTAAAGTTTAAAGCGTTTATAACCTCATTTTTAGACCAGTATGATTCTAAATGGTCTTCCCAGGATGTGTACGGTAGGATGGATCCAATTATGACATTCCAGGGGAATGCGAGGTACATGACCTTGAGTTTCGACGTCCCTTCGGTAAATATCGAGGAAGCAACAAGGAATTTACATGCCATCGAGCACTTGATATCTCAGTTGTATCCAACTTATGAAGGTGATGTTCTTGCGGGGTCTCCCTTGATGAGGGTTAAGTTTGCAAATTTGGTCAAGTCTGCCACTGCTGGACATGCCAGTCCTGATGCAAAAGACGGAGGGTTGGTCGGAGCGTTTCAAGGTTTAAGTTTTGCACCAGACTTAGGGGCAGGATTTTTTATACCTTCTGCTGGAGTCTTGATTCCAAAACTTTTTAGGGTAGAGACAAATTTTACAGTTCTTCATGATCATCCTTTGGGTTTTAAGAAGGGTGGAAAGTGGAGAAATAATAAGTATTCTTTTCCTTATGTTACCAGTCCTGACGGTGCATTTGGATCTCAGTCTAGTTGTAAAAAGGGGACTAAGATCGGAGTAGGAGAGTTTAATCCGTCCAATAGTAATGTCCCAGAGCATGTCAGGAGATCAAAGGCGAGAGGAATTTTAGATTAAAATGACGACCAGATATGACAATAGGTTAGTTGTGACCAACAGGCACAGTCTTTATAAGAAGAAGTTAAAAGATCGTGGTCTGCCTTCTTTTAGGCAATTTACCACGCCTAGATTTAGAAACATTACAGCAGAGGACATGCAGGAAATTGAAACCCTAGAGTTGCTCTGGCATCCAGGAGACAAGTTGTACAAATATGCTCATAGGTATTATGGCGATTCAGAACTATGGTGGGTTATTGCTTGGTTTAATGAGAAACCAACAGATGCACACTTTAGTCCTGGCGATCCAATAATCGTACCTTTCCCCATAGAGCGTGTGATTGGACTCTTCATGGAGGGTTCTTAAATGGCAGAGGCAAAACCAACGGCAAACCAGACTGCACTTCGCGCCGGCGAACTTGCCGCAGCAGAAGCAAATTTAACTAGAAATTTAAACACCTTGCAGGATGAGGTAGACAGGTACTTGAACAACATCGCCAACTTGACAGTTTTGCGCTTCGGTATATCGCTAGACCCTGTTGCCGTAAGTGAAAGCAAGCGTGCTGAGATGCGCAAAGAGTTTGCAGACAAATTGTTCGGTGGACCCGAGGGGAGTTCCGTCGTTGCTAACTACATAATACCGGATCCCGATGGCACCGCTTTTCACGTCGAAAAGCAAGAAGTAATAAGGGGTCTCCCCAACCTCACCACGTCGCGCCAAAGCATGGTCGCAGACGTGCAAAATCCACTTAATTATGTCAGTGGTGGAGTTCAGTACTACAATTTCCCTGAATTTATGAAAGTGTCGATTCCATCAAAACCCGATGAAGCACTCATCGTGGCAAAGGATTTGGTAAGTCAGTTTAAAGAATTTGTAAATGAATCTGTAGTTTCTGAAACAAAAATTGATCTAAAACATACCGACTTTGATAATGAGGCACAGAAAAGAATAAAGATAAATCGAGACCCGTATACGGATGCCATCAACAGCATCTATGGACTTAGAATCCCAGTAGAAAGTAGTCTTATTAAAAGAGCAGGTATTGGAGCACAACTTGGAAGACTACCAGGCGAGGTCGTGCGTCTTCTCGACACGAAAATTCCAGGACTCCCTGACAACGCCACGCTACAAAGTTTGGAAAAATCAGGGATCACCGATTCCAACGTATACGCTCCTGGCATTGACCGGACTTCAATTTATTCCACCGGCAATCAGCGCGCCATAATTGGTGAGATATTTGACTTGTTTTTGAAGAACGTGGTGAGTACCGATCATGGACCAAACTCTGACGCGATTACAACAAATGATAGAAAAGAGGTTTATAAAATCCTTCAAGAACTTGCGACTGGACTAGTTGCAGACGCTGACCCTGAACTTCAAGGTGTTATTGAAGAGTCTTTCAGTAATGTGTATGAAAGAATTGACACCGACGCCGCCACCGCAGAAAAACCGGTTGCAATCAAGGATCTTGAAGATAATTGGAGGTTTGATCCTCAAGCGTATCTTTATTATCAAATATCTACAGTATCCAGTCAAAGATTGTTGCAACCATTTCAAGGCAATAGAAGTCATTTTAAGAACATAAGATTGGCAGAAGTTCGACCCTCTATAGTTAACAACCTTTTTGCTGCTGCAAACGAGAAGAAAATGCTAGACTTAACCACGGTGCAAGCTTCTCATATATTGCCAAAGGTTAAGATTTTTTCTGTTAAGCGGTTTAAGAACGGAAAGGTGAAGGAAAGTCAGATTAAATTTGATACTCATTTGACGAGAAAAGACATTTCAAATATATTTGACGGTAAAAGAGGAGGAGGAGTGGGACTTCAAGAGGTTCAGATAAACTTTCAGGGGACCGACTTAGTTTCCGTAGATCGACTTTTTAGTGTTGATTTGACCCTCTTTATACAAGACGCAGAAAAAATAACCAAATCAAATTTGGATACACACTTTTTGAGACTTATAGAATATAAAGTCAAAAGCGAAAAGAAGAGTCATGACGAAGAACTTAGATTAGAGATTGGTTGGTCAGTGGATGATTCTAGTGGCAACCTTTTTACAAGAGCGATGAGGAGAGAGGTGGAATCAAACAAAATATCTCTCTTGATGGGTTTGAAAGATCATACATTCACTGTTAATCCTGACGGAACTCTTAACTTAAAGGTTGAGTACGTTGGTCGCCTTGAAAACCTGTTCTCATCTAGGGACGCAGATATTTTCCCAGTAGAAGATTCAAAGTCTCTTGCCGATCTTTACAGGCAAAAAGTAGAGGTGGAAAGTGAAAATTTTATCGAATCATTTAAGAAAGGGTTCGAAGAAGTCGTCGAAGAAGGGGTGGATATTTCACCGGAAGATCTAGGGGCACAGGCATCATCTGCCCAGGTTGCCGAAAGAAAGAAAAAGATAACCCAAATAAACAATCAAAGAAAAGAGATATTGAGATCTAGATATGAATCAATTATGGACACCTTGTTGAATAGGGGGTTGATATATCAGACTTATGTTTCATCAGTTGCTCAAGAAAGGTTTAGGGATTACTGCCAACTATCCGTTTTGGAAAACGGTAGCAAACCGGTGATTAGGACAAATGATAACGTCGTAATAACACAAAGTGATTCGATGCCTAGTCCAAATCCAGGATATCATTTGATAAACTTTTTTTATTTTGGAGATTTTCTAGACGTTGCAATCGATGCAATGCACGACACCAAGACTAATACAAATCAACCAAGTGTTCAAAAGAACAAAAAGTATGAATTTATGTTAGGTATGGTTCCGACCGTTTCCCCTGGTGTCCAAGGCGCTGGTGCAGAAAAAAAGACCCTTCATAATTTGGCACTTATGCCCATAACCGTTTCAACTTATATGGAGTGGTTTAAGAAAAATGTTGATGAGAAAGGCAGGATAAATTATGCTTTCTTTGATTTTATAAAAGATGTATGCAATGACTTGATCTTTAAGGTCTTGGGAGGCAACTATTTTTCGCAAACAGAGAGAATGAAACCACCAGTTAGCAAGTTGTCGATCAACAACTTTGCTCTAAATGATGAATCCAAGGTATTTAAGAAATTTAATAGAATTGTTACAGAACAAGATCTTAAAAAAGGAAAAATGTTTCCTTCAGATCATAGTACTGGAAATTTGAGAGAAGTATTTTTCATATATGCATTGCCAACTCTTGGTAGTGTTGGGTATATGTCAGGAAAGAAAAAGGAGGATGCAGCAAATGGGATCTATCATCTTTCTGTCGGTCGTGATAAGGGTGTCCTGAAGGAAGTTAATTTTGCGAAGGCAAACATTCAGGGTTGGAGAGAGTCGCAGACACTAAAGTCAGTCGAGAACAAGGACAACGTGTTTGCAACCGCACCATATAATTGCGATATTAAGATGATTGGCAATACCATGTTTAAACCAGGTATGACGATATTTGTAGACCCTTTGATATCTGGATTTGGATCAGTTGCAAACTCTAACTCTATTGCAAGAAAGTTGGAAATAGGGGGATATTATACTATTTTGGGTGCTTCTCATTATGTAAGAGGTACTATGTTTGAAACTTCATTGAGGTGTGTTTACAATTCAGTACCAAACGACCCAACCGCTAGAGACAACAAGGAAGAGATGGTGACTATACGGGCAGTTGCATCAAGGCAGATTAGTCAAGTGGCATCACAGGCATCTGAGGCAGCAGGCGTGGTGAAGGATGTTGCAAGTGACGCACTCGATTCGGCGAAAGCGGGAGTCACAAACATGATAGACTCGATTATCCCAGGAGGTAATTAACTGATGAGGGACTTCAGAGATTTTAAACTAAAAGACCAGTATGATATCAAGCGAGCGGTGGAACAACAAGGTTTCCCAGATAGTGTCCCTTCGCCGCTTGATCTTTCTGGTGAACATCAAATGTACGGCAAGGTCGATAGATTGTCCAACGCTGCGAGACTTATGATCGATGATGCCGGCACTCTTACCCACATTAGAGGTAGTACGAACGTGTATGTTATCAACTTTGTTGCAAGAGCGTTTAGGGATCTGAAAAGAGATTATGAAACTTTGATTGCCAAGAGAGCGTTGCAACCTGTGCTTGGTATGGAAAGTTTGAATCCCACATCAGGATGGACGGACTTCTCTGGACATCATGCGTCCTATGTTGAGAACGCAAAATTTAAGATCCTGAACGCTTGTATTGAGAGGTTCGGTGGTAGCATTAGGGACTTTGGTGATTTTGTGAAAGTGTTTTTCCAGGTATTAAAAGAATCTCAGGAAAAGATTGTGATGACAAAGACGGGTCTTTTGTTGTCAAAAAAGACTCCTAGTAATGTTTCGGGTCTTGTTTTGACCTTAAAGAGGAACCTGAAGAATGAAGAAAAGTTAAAAATTGATATGCTCTCTTCACCACAGTTTAGGGTATTTGCACATAAGTGTGCACAGTTTGGTTTTCGTTTAGATAGGAACGCCCCATGGACTTTGGTGGCAAATTTGAATTCTAGTAATTTATCTCCCTATGGCGCACCGTCTGGGATTAGTCTCTCCCCCAGTGGCGGCAACTTTTTTGAAAAGTTTTTTATGAAGACCCACTTGGAAGATATGGATCTCCTAAGAAATGTCTTGCCTTATATTTATAATCAGTTTGTATCCTACAGACCTTTCTTTAGAAAAACAAAGACCACAGAATCAGGGCAAATAGAGGAATGGTCCTATCGTCGCCAACCTCTTGTAGACCCATCAGACGGGTATGACACTCAATTTTGGATGGAAGTTTTGCTAAAAATAAGGTTGATGGAGACTAATTTGATGAACGAAGTAAATCAAAAAAGTTTCGATAATATAATAAGCAAGTGTATGAAGATGGAAAGCAGATATGGGTTGGAAGTCGCCTTAAATCATCTAAATGAAGCACTCAAGAATGTCAACTATGATTTAAACATTTTTGCAAAAAACATGAGAAATCTCTTTACACCGCAGAAATTAAATCATATAATACTAACTATACACAAAAAATAGGATCTTCATGATATTACAAGTAGTCGATGAGAAGACCGGATGTGAGTCTGTTTTCATCAACAAAGACCTGACCAGCATGTCAGAAATAGACACTTCAATAAAATATGGCACCTGGAAACACTCTTCTTTATTATCAGACCTTGAGTGTGAGTATGCCTGGGTCTGGTCAGGGGGCAAGACTCTAGAGGAGTGCTGTCCTGAAAACCTTAAAGACCAGTTCGAGATCATGAATCAAAAACTAAGAGCGCACATGCGGTCGATCAAGGCAGCACGAGTGTGTCTTGATACAAATTGTTTTTTTGATTTGATTCCTGAAAATCTTATGAGAGAATACTTCTTGGTCAAAGAAGAGATCTGTAAGTCAGTCTTTCGACAAGCAAAACCAGAGAACTATGAACTTTTAAAGAATGTTCATGTGATGTTGGAAGAGGTTTCAAATCAAGAATTGAATCTAGACCCAACCAGTCTTTATCCGTTACGACACAAGACCAGAGTGAGGGAGTTTCTTTCAAGACTAGAGAGGGTTGAGAAAAGAGTAGATTTGAATGTGTTTGGGTCAAGGACAGGCAGACTAACAACAAAGAAGGGAACATTCCCGGTCTTAAACCTTAACAAAGAATACAGGAGTGTGCTTAAACCAAACAATGATGTGTTTGTAGAATTGGATTTCAATTCTGCGGAGATAAGAACCTTTCTTGCACTATTGGGCAAAAGGGATATTAAGGAAGATATTCACGAATGGAATGTCACCCACGTTGCAAAGGGTAGTCTAACAAGGGAACAGATGAAAGAAAAGTTCTTCGCCTGGTTGTACAATCCAGAATCAAATGATCCGGACCTTGAGAGGTTGTATAACAGAAAGGAACTTAAAAACAAGTTTTGGAATGGACACCTAATTAAGAATCCTTTTGGCAGGGTTGTTCAGTCAGATGAAAAACATTGCATAAATTACTTGATTCAATCTACAACAAATGATATAGTGCTTGAAAATACTTTTAAGATAAGAGAAATGTTAAAAGGAAAGAGGTCAAACATTGCATTCACATTGCATGACTCAGTAATTGTAGACTTTGATAAGGATGACAAACACTTGTTGGTACCAATGATGAAGATGTTTGAGAAAACTAGACTAGGAATCTTCAAGACAAATATTAAGATAGGAAAAGACTTCGGAGATATGAGGGATATTAAAGTAGCATGAATATAATTGGATTAGGAAAAGTGGGATGCAATATAGCAGATCATTTCGGAAACTACCCTCAGTACAATATCTATAAAATTGATCGTAACATTGAGGGCAAAAGATGCTATTCTTTGCCAGACCTGCAAGAACCGGAAGAGTACGAAGAGTTTAACCCAAAGACCGGAAACTTCTTTAAGGGTCTGAAGGGTGAGGTCTTATTTATCTTGAGTGGTGCGAGCATTGTGTCTGGTGCTTCTCTTAGGTTGTTGCAACAAATACACAACAAGAACATCCCAACAACCATACTATATATTGAACCAGAGATTGAACTGTTGAGTGAGAAGAAACAGTTGCAAGAAAGGGTGGTAAGAAATGTCTTACAGCAATATGCTAGATCTGGTCTCTTCAAGAAGATGTTCATGGTTCAAAACCAATCCATTGAAAAGATGTTAGGTGATGTCCCAATTTTAAAATATTTCCAAAGTTTGAATCAATTCTTGGTGAGCACGATTCATCTTTTGAATGTTTTTGAAAATTCAGAATCAGTCACAGATACCTTCTCTTCTCAGTCTGATACTGCCAGGATATGTACCTTCGGGACAATAATTGATCAAAAAAGTGAGACTCTCTTTTATCCTCTGGATGAAGTAAGAGAGATAAGATACTACTTTGGAGTTCCCAAAGAGGTGTTGGAAAACCAGAGCACGCTGTATAGAGACATTGTAAATATGGTGAAGTCTAAGATCTCAGGAAAACTCAGGGCAAGTTATGGAATCTATGAAACTTCATACGAAGAGATTATAACATATGGAATTTATTACTCTTCTCAGATTCAAGAAAAAAGTTAAAATAATCCTTTACAAACCGGTATCGTTCTGATACTATATATGGGTAATTAATGCTAGCATAAGGTTGTAGATGAACACTGAGCAAAAGATAGAAAACGAAGAAGGACTCCGGTATCTAAAGGGAATAGAGTCAAACTCTATAGATTTGATATTGACAGATCCTCCATATATTACATCGCAGGACAGTGGCATGGACCGATGGGTTAAGTTGGTGGAGAGACAAAACACTCCAGGCGCAGTTCCAATGAAGACCGAAGCACAGTGGGTGTCTTACAGAGACAAGAAGGATTGGGATAGATTTTTTGGTAATAGTGAGATCTCAGACCGCCCGAAAGCGATGTCTAAAATGAGGCACGACTATCTAAAATATGGTTCGATTTATGGTACAAAGTATGCCGTCCAAACTGATTTTGGTGACTGGGACACTGATTTCACTATTGATATGTTAAGTGAATTTGTGCAGGAATTCTATAGGGTCCTCAGAAAAGGCGGCACTGCAATAATCTTTTTTGACCTTTGGAAGATTTCAGACTTAAAAACAATATATGAGTCTGCCAAATTCAAGCAACTGAGGTTTATCGAGTGGATAAAGACGAATCCACAACCAAGGAACAGTAATGTAAACTATCTTACTAATGCCCGAGAGATTGCCATCTCCGCAGTCAAGGGTGGCAAACCAACATTCAATAGCAAGTATGACAATGGGATTTATGAATATCCTGTTTATTCGGGCAAGGACAGGTTTCACCCAACGCAAAAAAGTTTGTTATTGTTTGAAGACCTAATAAAGAAGCATTCAAGCGAGGGTGAAGTTGTTCTAGATCCCTTTCTTGGGTCTGGCACCACTGCACTTGCATCACGCAACACTGGACGTAATTTCCTTGGTTGCGAGGTGGATGAAGATTTTTATAAAAAAACCATTGACAGAATGAAAAACTTCTGATATAGTAATAACATATTTCGAGACTACACAAAGTAGTCTCACTAACATGCGACCCAGGTCGCGAAAGGAAAAGTTACTTATTATGAATAAGGAACAGTATTTTAAACGTCTCTTGGGAGACTCACAATGGCGCAAGAAAAACGTCAAGCAAATCACAACGGATCAAATTGACTTTGGCAACAAGGTAAGATCACAAATTCGTCAAGGAGGCAAAGTAACTTCGCACGTCCCTGCGATACAGGAGTCTATCTTTGAGCAAGGTCAGCGAATCCCCATCAGCGTAGAAGTGGATGGAGAAAATCAGTTTGGTCAAACAGTCTACAAACCCATCGATGGATTGCACCGTCTTGCAGCAATCAAAAATTTGGCAAAAAAGTACCCTAGTAAAAACGAATTTAAATTTGTTGACGTAGAGGTTGTGCAATTCGAGAACGCTGCCGAGAGAATAAGATACCAGATCGAGTGCAACAACCATGAACCCCTTCCTTCGAAGGGAAACAACAAGTATGATGCGGCACTGGTACTAGATGGAATCAGGAGGGGTAGTCTCCCAGGTCTTGTTCCCGATTTTGATGGAGAGGACTTCGATAAACTTTATCAAACTAATCCAAAGTTTGTTGAGGAGAGGTTAAATAATTTTACTGCGGAAACCTATGGGTGGACTAAATCCGAGGCAAAACGTGTTGTGAAAACGTTTCTAGTAAAACTTCCGGGCAAATTGGAGAACTATAACTCAGATGAGATTGTGGATAAGTTTTCGGATTTCGCCAACAAAAACATTCCTGATAACATGTCGGTGAAGTGGGAAAAGGTCAATGGGAAGTTCAAGGTGACTTTTCCTGAAACTAATATTTTGAAGTTAGGTCATCAGAAGCATGTGTTTCCAAATACGACAGGAAATGCATTCAGGGTGAAGACCCAGAATGAGCAAGACTCTTCTGTACTAATCATATGGTCTAATGATACCATTGGTAAGGATTTTTCAGACCTGGATGCGTCGCGAAAGAAGATGATAGAGGAGATTAATCTTGCGAATTCATCACCGCTCTTGAAGCGAAACACCCATTTGATTGATCGTATTTTTCTGGGTCCTCAAAAGTTGGACGTGTCCAATGGTCGCGTTCCACTGGAGCGAGGTTTCTACGAAGTGAAGAAGGGTCGTGCTGGTAAGTTTTCAACCAGAATCCCCAAGGATGGTTGGAATACTGAAAAGTAGTGTTCGACAAGACCCCGATTGAAAAAATCGGGGTTTTTCCTTGACAAACAAATAAACATATAGTATAGTATTAATAGTTGGTCGGGAGATTTGCCGACCCGCTTTAGCGAAAGTGCAAAAAAATAACAACTACCATAGGAGGTAATATATAATGGCACTAAATTTAGATAAGATGCGCCAAAAGTTAGATACCCTTAACGGCAAGGGTGACAAGAAAAACAACGCTTTCTGGCGTCCATCAGAAGGAGAAAACAATATTCGTATTCTCCCAACTCCAGATGGAGACCCCTTTAAGGAGAAGTTTTTTCACTACGGAGTAGGAAATCAAAGTTTCTTATGTCCAAAACGAAACTTCGGAGATGAATGCCCTGTGTGCAGTTTCGCAAGTCAGTTGTGGGATGAGGGCACAGAGGACAGTAAAAAGATGGCAAAGGATATGTTTGCCAAGCAGCGATTCTTTTCACCGGTACTTGTACGGGGCGAAGAGGGTGAAGGCGTACGAGTGTGGGGTTATGGAAAGTTGGCATATCAAAAGTTGCTAGGTATCGTGCTAGACCCTGACTATGGTGACATCACGGATCCAGAAGACGGAAATGATTTAAAGTTGCTTTACGGAAAGGCACCTGGTGCTTCTTTCCCAACAACCGATATTCGCCCCCGTCCTCGTAAGTCCGTGCTTTGTGATGATGCAATCGGTGGCGACGAACGTTGTGCGGAACTACTAGAGACAGTTCCAGACATCGATACAGTCTTTGAGAGAAAGACAACCGAGGAAGTCCAAGTGTTGTTGGACCAACATCTCTCTGGAGAAACCGGGAACAATGAGGTTGAAAAGTATGGTGGCACAAACACCACTACAACTACAACCGCTACAACTGAAGCGTCTGCTGTAGAGCAGGCATTTAACGAGTTATTGAGTTAGGATAGATGAAAAAGGTAACTAAATTAAAAACAGGTAACTTATCAACCAAGGATATTATTTCTTCTTTGAACAAGTCTGTTGGAGGTGTTGTTGCTTACAACCTTGGAGAAGAGAATCCAACTGAGGTGAAAGAGTGGATACCTACTGGATCCCGATGGTTGGACTCTATTATCTGCAAGGGTAGGTACGCTGGAATCCCTGTAGGAAAGATTTCTGAAATTGCTGGATTAGAGGCAACAGGAAAGTCTTTCATGGCAGCACAAGTCGCTGCCAATGCTCAAAAGATGGGATGCAGGGTTGCGTATTTTGACTCCGAGTCTGCTATTGACCCTGACTTTCTTAGGAGAGCGGGTTGTGATGTTGATGATGAAGACAAGGGTTTAATCTATGTCCAGGCAACTTCAGTAGAGATGGTGATGGAGACGATAGAGAATCTTTTGAAAATGCCAGAAAAATGGTTATTCATTTGGGACTCTCTTGCTCTTACTCCTTCTGAGCATGACCTAGAGTCGGATTACAACCCTCAGTCTTCAATGGCAATGAAGGCAAGAGTTTTATCAAAGGGTATGCCAAAATTGGTACAACCAATTGCAAATGCTGGTGCAACTTTGTTAGTATTAAATCAGTTAAAGACTAACATCACAAGGTCTCCATCAGAAGCATTGACCACACCATATATGACACCTGGTGGCAAGACTCTTCCTTACTCTTATTCTTTGAGGGTTTGGTTGACAGGAAGAAAGGCAAAGGCATCTTTTGTTTTAGATGAAAATGGTTTTAGGATTGGGTCTGAGGTGAAGTGCAAGATTGAAAAGTCCCGCTTCGGTTCCACAGGTAGAATGTGCAACTTTAAGATTCTTTGGGGTGATACTGATACAGTTGGTGTTCAAGACAAAGAAAGTTGGTTTGACGCAATTCAAATATCAGAAAATCTAAAACAGTCAGGCGCATGGTACTCTTTAGTTCATGAAGATGGAACTGAAGAAAAGTTTCAAAGAGCGCATTGGTTGCGAAAGTTAGAAGATGAAAGATTTAAGAAAAGAGTCTTGACAATTATGGATGATGATGTTATTATGAAGTTCAGTGAAAGAACAGGTAAGGCATCAGATTTTTATGATCAAGACAATAGCGACCCTCCCGCTGAAGACTGAAATTCACACCTCGTTTTCAGCACCAACCCCCACAAGAAAAAAACAACTTGTGGGGGTTTTTTTAACTAAGGAGAGAAAATGAACAAAAGACTTATGATAGTTGACGCTCAAAACCAGTTTATGAGGTCTTATATAGTAAACCCCTCGTTGACTCCAAACGGAGACCCCGTGGGCGGTGTGACCGGTTTTATGAAGATCATGAACAAGTTATGCAGACAAGTTCAACCAGATGAGTTTGTGATTGTGTGGGACGGTGCTGGTGGTTCTCAAAAGAGGAGAGCGATTAACAAGAACTATAAAGAAGGAAGAAAACCTCCTAAACTTAATCGATTTGCAAACAATCTTTCTTTTGCAGAGACAGAGCAAAATAAGATTTGGCAACAAGCAAGAACAATAGAATATATCAACTGCACACCGATGATCCAGTTTAGAGAAGATGGTGTGGAAGCAGATGACGTTATTTCTTTTATAAGTCAGTCTCCTGTATATAACGGTTGGCAAAAGGTGATCGTTTCTAGTGATAAAGATTTTATACAATTACTAAACGAAGAAACTCTTCTCTTTAGACCAGTACAAGACGAGGTCCTAAATGTAAACAGGATCCTTGAGACCACAGAATTACACCCCAGAAACTTTGCTTTAGTTCGTTCTATCGTAGGGGATAAATCCGACAACCTTCCAGGTGTCATGGGATTGGGACTTAAAAAGGTTGCTAAGGCATTTCCGTTTTTATCTGAAGATGCAGACTATTTAATATCTGACTTGGAAGAGTATTCTCAAAGCAATCTGGACTCTAAGATTAAAACATACGAGAAAGTACTTGACAATTTGGACCTAATAAGGCAAAATTATAAAATAATGCAATTAAGTAATCCAAATATGTCTGTCCAAATGACAAGAAGAATCACACACACTCTCAATGAGTGGGTGCCTGAGTTTAACAAAACAGAACTTAGAATGATGATGTTCCAGGACGGATTTGGCGATGTGAATTTGGATTGCCTATATCGCAAGTTCAATACAATAATCTTAGAAAGTAAGACAGAAGAAGGTCAATGAAAGAAAAAGAAGACTTCTCAAAATTCGGAAAGAGT